GCATTAGATAGGGGAAATTTTATTATTCTATTTGCTAGACCAGAAATAGGAAAGACGACATTTTCTAGTTTTAATGCTTCTGGTTACATTAAACAAGGAAAGAAAGTGACATATTGGGCTAATGAAGAACCTGCTATTAGAATTAAACTGAGAATAGTACAATCCTATTTTAATCAAACCAAGGAAGAAATATCTGAAAACATAGAAAATTACAAAGAAGAATACCTAACAAATATAAAACCTTATCTAACAGTTTTTGATAGTGTTGGCACACATATAGATGAAATTAATGAGTATACTAGAGTGTATAAACCCGATGTAATGTTTATAGACCAACTAGATAAAGTTCAAGTTTCTGGAACATACAATAGAACAGATGAAAAATTAAAAGAGGTTTATGTTCGAGCAAGAGAAATTGCAAAACGACATAATTGTTTAATGTGGGCTGTATCACAAGCGGGTTATGAAGCGGAAGGAAAATCAATTATAGATTATTCTATGTTAGATAATTCTAGAACAGGTAAGGCGGGTGAGGCAGATTTAATTGTTGGTATTGGAAGAGGTGCTGACAATCACGACCTATCTGACCCTTATCGTTGTATAACAATAAGTAAAAATAAATTAAATGGTTGGCATGGCTCACGTCATGCAACTATAAGTATTAGGAGAGGAGTGTTTGAGAGTGATAACGACACTTGATGTAGAAACAACTTTTGATGTTGATGATGAGGGTACTATAACTTCTAGTCCTTTCAATGACAACACGTTAGTTTCGGTAGGTTACAAAATTGATGATAATCCTGTTCAGTATTTATGCTTTTATCATAGAGATGAACCGCCAACACCTAACGCTAAAAAAATTTTACAAGATGTTTTAAATGCTACTGACATTCTTATAGGACATAACATAAAATTTGATTACAGTTGGTTAGTACAATGTGGATTTACCTACGACAAAAAACTGCACGACACAATGGTAATTGAATATATTATGGCACGGGGAATAAAGTGGGGATTTTCACTGGAGGATTGCTGTAAAAGAAAAGGTGTAGCACAGAAAAAAAGTGAATTAATTCAACCATTTATGACAAATAAAACTTCGTATGAAAGAATACCTTGGAGTATTGTAGAAGAGTATGGTAAACAGGATGTTGAAAGTACTTATCAATTGGCTATGGCACAGTTGAGTAAATTAAAAATGAATTGGGGAGATTTATATGCCTAACGGAATAGCACCAACAATAAAAATGTCTATGGAACTAACAAAAGTTTTAGCTGACATAGAAATGAATGGTTTGCATATTAACACGGACACCCTTTCAGCAATAAAAATTAAGTTTGAAAAGGAACTTGTTGACTTGGAAAAGTACTTAAATGAAAAGGTAAAGAACTTCATGGGTGACACTCCAATTAACTTGGACTCACCAGAGGATAGGTCAGTACTTTTCTATTCAATGAAGTTAACCGACAAAAAAAGATGGGCAACAAGATTTAATATTGGATATGAATTAAGAGGGAATACACGCAAACCTAAACGAAGAACTAATTTTGAGAGTATACAAGATTTTTATATAGAAATAAATTCTATGGCAAGACCCGTATTTAAAACACATGGAACTATTTGCCATAACTGTCAAGGAACAGGAAAGTACACTTACATGAAAAAAGATGGAACGCCTAGTAATGTAAAAAGAAAATGTAAAACCTGTGATAGAAAAGGATTACTATTTACAAATACTGATGAAAGGGCGGGATTAAGACTTAAACCTAGAAATGTTATTGATTGTTCCGCTATGGGATTTAAAACCGACAAAAATATATTGGAAAGTTATTTATCTACTGCTGACGATACCATCCATGAATTTTTAGTAAAGTATGTACGCTATTCAGCTATACGAACTTATCTAAGAACTTTTGTTGATGGTATGCAGAAATCTATAAGCAAGGATGGTATGGTTCATCCCCAATTTATGCAGTGTGTGACAAGTACAGGAAGACTGTCTTCTCGTAGCCCTAACTTTCAGAATATGCCTAGAGGAGCAACTTTTCCTGTTAGGGAATGTATTACATCAAGATTTAAAGGTGGAAAGATACTAGAGGGGGATTACGCTCAACTCGAGTTTAGAGTAGCGGGATTTTTAGCGGATGACAGGCAAGTTTACGCTGACGTTGAAAATGAGGTTGACGTTCATGCATATACAGCACGTATACTAGGTGTATCCCGTCAAAAGGCAAAATCTGATACCTTTAAACCACTTTATGGGGGTATTTTAGGTACACCACGGCAAATGCAGTATTACAGAGCATTTAAGAATAAATATTCGGGTATTACTAGATGGCACAGAGAATTACAAAATGAAGCAATTATGTCAAATAAGATAAAATTACCTAGCGGAAGACAGTATTTCTTCCCTAATGTTGAACGATTAAGAAGCGGAAGTGTGACAAATTCTACTGCTATAAAGAACTATCCTGTACAAGGTTTTGCTACAGCCGATTTATTGCCAATTGCATTAATTAATTTAAAAAAGTTATTGACAGAACGCAATTTAAAGACTATTATATGCAACACAGTACATGATAGTATCGTTTTGGATGTGTATCCAGACGAAGAACAACAAGCTATCACAACTTTAAAGGAGGCTATGATGTCTTTATCCAATGAGTGTGAAAAAAGATATGGCTTTAAATATACCATGCCAATAGGAATCGAATTAAAACTCGGCGATGATTGGCTTAACATGAAGGAGGTTTATAAAACCAATGGCTGAAAATGGTAAAGATACAAATGCTTTAGCAGTTCCTACTAATTTTGAAAATTTAAGTGATACGGAACTAATGAAGTTAACGGGACAAACTGATAATGGAGGACATGGTTCAATGTTATCTCGTTTGTCAATTAATTATAATACAGAGGATGACAATGACAATCCGTTACCACGGGGTCATTTCACTGTATTAGTTGACGGTGACAATACATATGCGAAAGAGGTTATATTTAGACCTTTTATACGTTTATATGCTTATAGTTATTGGGACAATAGTGAAGAGGAATTTACGTCAAGTATACAAATGCCCTCATTAGGTGACCAATTTCCGGATTCTAAAGGAACTTATAAGTGTGGTAAATTATCTAGAGAAGAAATTGAAAAATTATCTGATAATGACCCACAAAAAGTTATTCAGAGTTCAATAAAATGTAATCAAGTTATTTATGGTGTAGTGTCCATGAAAGGTAAAAAATCCGATGGAAAGGATTCTAATCTAGACCAAATTCCTTGTGTATTATATGCTAAAGGTGTTAACTATGCTCCATTTAGTACAACACTTTCTGGTTTAGCAAAACAGAAAAAGCCTATGATACGAACTAATCTTATGTTATCCACAAGAAAACAAAAATCTGGTGGTAACACTTATTTTTCTATAAATATTAAGACAGGTTCAACGGTTGATTTATCTGATACAGATAAAGAACTATTAAAGGAGTTTATGGCGGCTATAAAATCCGTAAACGAAAGTGTCATGGAGAAACATAGAGGTTCTGTTAAAAGTAAAACAAGAGATGGCGACCACTCCCTAGCTATCGAGTTAGATAACTAGCAGTATGCTCTATACTCTAATAGAGAATTTTCTCTATGATGCGATGCGGGGGAAATCAAAACTTTCCCCCGACATTATAGATGAATTTAAAGAGTCTTGTGGCAAAGCATTAGAAAAACAGTTTAACGAGGAAATTAAATGGAAAATGCGAATGTCTGGTTTAGGAAAACCTCTATGCCAACAGCAATTAGAAAAAAAAGGCAAAGAAAAAGAACTACAGTATAATACAATAATTAAATTTTTAATGGGAGATTTACTTGAAGCAGTTGCTATAGCTGTGATGAAAGGAGCAGGAATTAATATTGAAAAAATACAAGAACCTGTAAAATTAAAAGTAGGTGGTATTGAATTAGAGGGAACTTATGACGTAAAAATAGACGGTAGAGTTTGGGATATAAAATCTGCTAGTCCATCTAGTTTTATAAGTAAATTTGGCGAATTTGGAAGCTACAATAAAATAAAAAACGATGACCCTTTTGGTTATGTTATGCAAGGTCATTTATATGGTGAAGCTGACAATGTTCCGTTTGGCGGTTGGATAGCAGTTAATAAAGTTACGGGTGAATTTGCTGTGTGTGAGGCACCCGAAAATCAAGAGGAGGATAGAAAAGATGTATTACAAACAGCTAGTAAAAATATTAAAGTTTTACAATCCAATAAAAAGTTTAAAAAGTTATTTCATGAAATACAGGAAACTTACATTCCTAAATCGGGAAAACAAAAAGGGATTAGAATAGAAACAGGAAATACTATACTAGAAAGCATTTGTGGTTATTGTGATTTTAGAAAACATTGTTGGCCGAAAGCAGTATTACATGAAAAAGTAACATCTAAAGCAAAATCAAAGCCTCTAGTATGGTACAATAA